TGACCAAAACCAAAACCAAAACCAAAACCGAACCCAAAACAAAAGCTTAAACCTTGCTATTGTCATTAGACTAGAACAATGTTAAAATTAAAATTCATTTAATGTAATAAGGTGTTTTTTATGGATTCAAGATTAATAAATAAAATTTATGGTAATGTAAAATCGATGATTAATGATGATATTGATTTTAATTCTGAAATAGCTGAACACCACTCTTTAATATTATCAACTTATGAGAATGATGTTTTTTTCACATTTTATATTGACAATGAAACAAAAAGGCTTAAACTATGTGTTAACTTTTTTGACTATGAACTAAAAAGCATAGGTCAAATTTATGTTACCGTAGAATCTGTTTTTAAAATTCAAAACTATATTTTAGGTATAATTCATTCAATAACAACAGGTGATTAATAAAATGGAAAAAGTAATAAATGTTTTTAAAGTTAAAGATGTTAAAACTGGTTCTTGTGTTTCATTTCCAACAATGAAAAAAGCAGAAGAATGTAAAATAGTTCTTGAACTTTTTGGTATTCAAGTTACAATTGAGAAACTAAAGAAAAACATCACTCTTTAGCAAGTAATAAAACGTAAATTAAAATCAACATTAAAAAGGTATCAAAATGAAAAATCTAGACAATAAAGCAATCTTTAACGCTCTTTCGAACGCTTTACATATTTTCGCGCTTAAAGAAGATAAAGTTCAGTTCAAATTAGTAAAGCTAATTAACAGTGAAGATGATTGTAAAGCTGTTATCCTTACAAAGGATGGTGAACTAATGGGTTTGTATACTGATTCTAACAGTGCTAAGTCTGCTCTTAATGATGTTCACAGTGTGTTCGGTGACGATCAACCTTTGATACAGATGCACATCAAAGAAACTAAGAAAGGGCAATCAATATACTACGCTGAAATATTGTAGTCTTAACAAACAATATAAACCCACCTTAATCAGTGGGTTTTTTTATGTCTATATTATTATGTAACCTTTAATTTTATTGTTGGACTTGTTTATGGTTCTGGTTTTAATGTCATTGGAATAGTTACCCTCCACAGAAACAATTACACCATTTATAACACTTTCAACAATGCCAATATGGTTAGGTAATCCGTCCCCTTCCCAATCAAATAAAACAAGATCACCGCTTGTTACCTTTTCACTGTTTGTTGTTAACTCTAACAAATTCTTAGCCATTATCATCTGGCTATGTACACTTACCCCATAAGGAAAATTGGACGCTTCAAATCTTGACATATGAGCACACACCGACACAAAAGCACCACACCAATTATCATTTGGTTGTAAATAATACCTATTTGTAGGTTTAACTTTTTGGATGCAATAATGGTTATAATAATCAATTATAAATTTACGTTTATCACATTTTAAACCAGTTAAAAAAAGAGCTATATATTTCAAAGCAGTTTTATCATTCATTTTATAATTACCCCACTAGATAACAAATTAACAAGTTCATCCTTTTCATTTTTAAAACATTCAACCTCCAATTGAATGTTATCAACACGAATATAACCAACCTCATTCAATAAAATACCTTCATCAATAATAGGTATTGTGAAAAAACCATCATCTAAGATTTTATCTTGTATTAAAAATTCAATGAAAGGTGTTGTAACACCATTATCAAAACCTAGTAACACATCAGTATTCTTGACCTCTAACATAGTCGCTGTGGTGATATAGGGTACTTCTACGCCTATAGTAACGGTAACACTTTTGAATACATTAAAACCAATTTTTGAACTTCTTAAATTGATTGTTACATCAGTGTTATAAGCAGAAAAAACATAATCAATCTGGACTACTGCATCCATAGCGTAAAAAATTGGTATGCTTACTGGTTCGCTATAAGGTAGATGTATTAAACAATCAACTCCAACATAATCAAGTAGATTTTGGTTATCACCTTCAACGGTAATTGTTCCCATATCCAAAACATATTCATCATCTAAAAGGGTAACAGCATCGATACCTGTATTCTTATCAGCTAAATAAATATTTCTACCTTCACCATAAACATCAACTGGTAATTTGAAAGGGAATGATGTTATGTTTAAAATATAAACACCATAGTCTAATTGGTCACCTGTAACAGTGTCAAAAAAACGATTGTTATTAATATTTTTCAGAATTGTTTTATTTATCCTGTAAATAGAATTACCTCCAACAATAACAGGAACATCATCGGCTACGGTATCAACAACTATGCTTAAATATTCTCTTGTGTCACTGGTTGACGTTATCAAACTAGCTGTTTTATAGTCTGCTGCATAAGTAAAATTTTGAACTTCTTGCAACATAACAACATTGCCAAAATCATCAAAACCTTCTATTTGATAATTAAGGAATGAGCTATTATCGAACATAACAAAATCACCAACAACAGCCAGTGAAAGATTATTATTCGAGTATGTATCACCCAAAACAGCTTCAACAGAATCAATGCTTAAAATAAGGTTTTTTGCTGTTAAATTATCGAGATCGCCTTGAGTAATTTTTACCTCACTTGCAAGGATAGAAACATCAAAAACAAAACCATTAAATCTCCTGTTACCACTTGAATAAGTAGCAGTTAAATTGTCATTTGAAACAATAAAGTCTGCTGTTTTGGTCACGTCTACCATGTTACCAAAATCATCAAATTCTGTTTCTAAATATTGAATTTGTATTGAATTGATTTTAAAACCAGTTGAAACTTCAAAACTCATACTTTGATTTTTTACATTGTCACCTGCAACAGCAACAAAAAAACCATCAAATTTCAATACAACATTATTATTGCTGAATTGGGTAATATCCGAATTTTCTAATATGCCATTATTCATTCTGGTCTATCCTCTATTGTTGTAATTAAAATAGTTGTTTCCAATTCAACCTCTTTATTACCAAACACCTTTTTAACAGTTTTTCTGGTTGACATATCCAAGTCACCTTCAAAATAATCACCTTGTCTTATTTTCCTAAAATAACGTGTGTTAGAGTTTAAAATCTCATCCTTGTATGTTTCTAATAAATCACATGAGCACATCAGACTAAAAAGTTTATTGTTAACACCTGTCACCTCATCAATAAAATAGAAACGTTTCAGTTCTGGTAAGTGTAAATAATTATAATCATTAAAATTAATCGTATCGTTTTTAGATAATAAAAGAACTGGTTTAATTATATCAAAATTTTGACGTAAATTAATGTTTAGAACTAGTTCATTATTTTTAACTTTATTAATGACATTTACAGCATCATCAACCTTATACATTTTCAAAATCATTTTATCACCTCAAAAAAAAGCCTGTAATTAAACAGGCTTAAAAATCACAGTTTTAATTAAGTAGCATCACCAATAAAAAACACCACAAAATTCTCATTTAGGTCATTATAGTAACCTGCATCAAACTTATAGAAGTTAGTAAAGAACTCAGCTTTTGCATTGTAATTGGTTGTTACACGTCTATCAAGGTTTGAAACCCCAATACAATCGCGATCAAAGCTAACACCCAATATCCCACTAGCATCAACAACACCACCACTGGACGCTTTTACGTTTATGCTTGATACATCATCAAAGGCATAGCCAATTCCCGAACCTTGCCAATAGGGAACGCTTTCATGTTTTGGTAATGCTACCTTCTCAGCATTAAACGTGTCACTTACAAGGTAGGTTTCACTTGCCTTTGAAAAGTCGGATAATAAAACAGTAATTTGCATATCTTTTGGTGTAAAGCGTTCCTTCTCACCAATGTTAAACAATTTACTAACCTTGCTCATACGGTCACTATATAAGCCTATTGTATAAGTAGCAAAGCGAATGAATTCTGGCGACTGCATACAATTAGAAACTGTTAAATCTGTGGTAGCACTTTCATTATACAAAGTTAAAATGTTAACAGCTTTAACACTTGTTTGTGAATAATCAGTAACTACCGAACCATCACCAATCGAGTTTAAAAATGTTTCAGCAATCATATTGTTGATTGTTCGCATGATTAAAGCATCAAGTTTAACAGTCATAGAATTCTCAACGGCAGTTGTAAGCATTGAAATAAAACCGTTTAACTGTTCACGATTTGAAAAACTTTCTTTAATTTGTAACTCAGTGAAAGACAAAGGTATTTCAAAAGTTACCTTACTATTAAAAAACTTAGCTGTAACACTTGGTTGATAAAAAACATCAGCATCATAAGAAACATTATTTTCTAATTTCCAAGAGTCGTTTTCGGTTGCACTTGGCATATCAGCACTTACTTTTTGTAAGATACTACCAAATTCCCAAGAGTCCATCATTAAAGAGGGAACACCACCACTATAAACCCGATTAACAAAAACTACCTTACCAATGTGATTAACTAATTTTTTAACATAGTTATCTAAATTATCACTATCAATAATTTGTTTACCTATATCAACCACGTTTGATAAATCTTCTTGTACGACTGTTTCAGTACCTAAAATCTCACTGGTAATTGTAGCAAGTAAAGTATGAACTTGAGTAATTTTCATTTTTTGCACCTTTTTAGTATAAATCTAATGTTAAGATATTAGTAATATCTTTTAAAACAACTGTTATTATATTGGTTTTATCTTGATATGACAAGTTATTAAATAATTCCTTATGGCTAGAAACATAATCATTTATTTGCTTTGTTCCTGTCCCTTCTTCACTATTCAAAACTTCATTGTCTGTTTGAGTATCAACTATTAAAACATCACTGTTAAAACCACTTACTTTATTTATGTTTGAACTACTATCATTATTTGTTTTTGATGAAGTTGTTCCTTCAACTCTTTTTGTCACACCTCCAGTAGTTATATTTAAAACATCCATATTTATTAACGCTTCCCATTTATCAGCGTATTTATTTACAATTAACATAGCAACCAAATTTATGGACGTGTTCGGAATAGCATCAAAAACAGTTTGTTCACCATAATAAAAAGATAAAATACCGTTTAGTTTTTCATCTATAAAAGGGTATGTTTGAATATCATTAATGGCAGCCATTAAGTCATTTTCATTCAAATATTGAGATAATTTCATTTTTATAATTCCTCTTCTTCATCTGGTTCAACTGGTTCAACATCTTCAACTGGTTCAACATCTTCAACTGGTTCAACATCTTCAACTGGTTCAACATCTTCAACTGGTTCTACATCTTCAACTGGTTCTACGTCTTCAACTGGTTCAACTGGTTCAACTGGATCATCTTCTAAGGCATCAACTGGTTCAACAGGTTCAACAGGTTCAACATCTGGATCAACTTCTAAGGCTTGGCTTTGCGCTTGTTCTTCACCTTCAATAACACCATCAACAATCTTTTTGTTTTTATAATGCCATACCGATCCAAAATCTACATCAATGTTTAAATTATACATTTCATTTAGTTTTTTAATTCCTTCAATTCTTGACTTCATCATGTCATATACTAAAGGGAACAAACTATCTTCACTTTGATCTACCTCAGCACTTAGCAACCTTTCACGCTTCATATTAAAATTAGACGATAGACCAACCTCATTAAACAAGTTAGATTTTAGATATTGGTGATACTCTAACATTGACTTAATTGTGTTCGAATTACCACTATTAGCAGAATGAACTTTCACACCATCAAATAAAGCATTTTCACCGATAACACCTATTTCACCATCAACTAATTTTTTTAAATAAAGTTCAGCACTGGTTTTACTTTTGTCATCTGGTGCGGTGATTAAACTTTGTGTTCTTGAATTGATACCCGCTAAGTACATATTTATATCATTTTCAATTAACAGACTGTTTTGTTTTTCGAATAAAGGTGATAACCCCATTTTCAAAGAATCGTTATAAATTAAAACACCATCCTTTTTAATATCAAAAGTTTCAGTAATTTTCAAAAATGGGTTACTTATTACTATTTGAGTTGGATTATAATATTCATCTAAAACACCACCTAAACCACCTGTAAAGGCATACAACGAACCATTAACTTTAGTGATGAAAGTATAGCCGTTTATTTGCAACATCTTCTCAAGTTCTTTACTAGGAACGGTAACAGGTAAGTTTTCATACTCAAACATACTTAATGTTTTTGTTAACATTGAATTAGTTAAATAATCAATATTCTTTCTTTTATCTTTTACGTTATACATAATAGCCCCTTATTTATCTAATTTGTTTATCAAATTATCAATTGATTTTGTGTTATTAGTTATTGAACTATTTACCAATTCCATAGCCAAGCGAAATTTTAATAAACTTTCTTTAATCCACCACAATAAAAGTAAACTTATAAAAATCGGAAAACCAACAGTGTTCAAAACTTCAACCACCATTATAAGATCATTTAACATTTTACAGACCCTTACTTATTTTTAAAAAATTGTTTACAGCATCACCAACATTATTATCTTGATAAAAAACTAGACTGGTTTCAAAAAAATACAATATCTTTTTGTGAATTTTGCTTACTGGTTTGTAAATATTTCTAACATAATTACGGTTAACATTATAATCTAAACTGTAAACAATATCATCCTTGTTTTTAATATCAGTTGTTTTCAAATGAATATAGGTGAAATATACATCACCAATATTAATAACTTCACAATGATAAATATTGTCGCTGAACTCAATGAAATAATTGAATAGTACATCCTTAGGCTTAAACTTCATCGGTTTATGTGGATATATACTCAACTCCCAAGAACCACCTGTTATCATGCTCAATTTAGGATTATTAAAAGCGAAATATTTTTTACTTTTTGCGCCTTTGTTTTGGTCTGCTACACTACAATATTCAACAGCAACGGTTAAAGAACTAGTACCATACTGATATAAATCAATACTACCTTGTTCCATTTTCTGAATATTTTCCAATCCCATTTCATTAAAATAAGGGCAATACTTATTCACCGTATTACCTAACATATAAATTTTTACATCTTCACGCCTTCTTACAATTGTACTTACTACATTCATAAACAAAACAAATTCATCTTGTAAGTATAATTTATTTGTTAAAAATTCATCAAATACCACTGTTTTGATTAAAGGGAATGATGTAGATTTATCGTGTTCACCATCCGACAAAGAAAAAGTATAGCCAATAATATCAGCATCGGAATATATAACCTTCCCTGTATCATTGTAATTGCATAAATAAAATTTACCTGCCCAATAATGAACACCTGTAAAAACACCCTTAGTAAGTTTTTCTACTTCACCGTTTTCATTTAAACCCGAATATAATCGACTGGCTCGCCTTCCTGTTATATCTTCCTTCCATCTTCTAACATAGGCTACCTGTTCGCCTTTTTTAATATAATCAATTAATGACTTTCTAAGTAAAGCATACGTTTTACCGTTGGATCGTTCACCAAAAATAAGATTATAAGTAGCGTTCTTTTTATCAATTTTAGTTGTGTTGTAATATTTAATCATTTGTTTTGCATTCCTGTAAATATGTAACCTTTAGAAAGGTTTTGTAAAAATTGCTTATAAAGTAATGATATTGATAATGTAAAATCACATTTATCTAAGTGTGTAGATGATAATGTTTTAACGTGTAAATAATTATTTTGATAGTCTTTAATCATAGCTTGGTTTTCAACGTCTAAGTATGTGTGTGTCATTTTACCTGTTTTTTCTTTAGGTATGTATAATTCATCATCAAAAGATTTAAAAATTTTATCACTATCATTATTATTAACCTGTTTAATGTGTTCGATACCGTTCTTCTTGCTTAGTCCTGCTACTGTTAAAAAAAAGTTATTATTTTCTTCAATAAGATACCTTTTCGCGCCCAATGTTTTAAACTTTGTATAATGACCTTCGTGTTCCCAAACCCCCAACGGTTTAACTTTTCCGTTTATGGTTTTTGGTTTCAACATATCAACATCAAGTTTATAGAACCTCATCATTTTTTCAAGTTTATACATAACATGCTTATTATAGTCATTTATGTATTTTTTATGTTTTCCATAGTTCAACATTTTCACACTATCAGTATCAGAATAAATATAATCATCACCTATGTTAATGATAGCTGACCACAGATTGCGCCTAGCGTAAGCAGTAACCCAAATACCCCAAGGATAATATAGAAACCTTGATTTGCTTTTGTTGTAATCCTGTATCTTCTCCCTTGCGTTAACTGGTTCGACTGTCCATGTTTCATCATAAACGTGATCGTCTTTTATAAAATCAGTAACACACATACCATAAACACTATTTAACATACCTTTAGAAAGTAAATATTCAACCTCTGAACCCTTAACATCTTTCAACATGGTTTTATCACCATATAATTTAAGTATTGATTCTATTATTGGTTTTGGTAGATAACCGCAGCGAAAAGCTAAAACATTGCTTACCTCTATACTATCCCAAGAATAAACAGCTTCAATTATTGAAAAATCAACATCTGTTATCGTGGTTACAAGTTCATCGGCTTCAAATATTCGACCATTATTTACAACAGCTTTAACAGTATTAAAACACTTTGATTCTGAAAGGTAACTTTCATATCCGATTTTATTCTTAACACCTTTAAGCCTTAAATCAAATACAACACAATTGTTATAAAATAATTTTTTAAGTTCTTCAACACTAGAAACACTTACCTTTTTTGGTCTGCTCATAGGGTATTTATCTGAAAGCATAACGGTCGGATAACTAGAAACTAGATCAATCGAGTCAACACCTTTTAAAACTAGGTTTGTTTTATCCTTTGAACTATGTGTAAAACCTCCCATGAATGATCTTTTAAGTTGCTTATAAACGTCTAGTTCTAATGTTAAATCACCCATGATTTTACGGTATTTAATATATTTTCCCTTGTCTGATTTTCTATGATTCGAACTTGAGTAGTAACAGCTTTTTCTAACATAATCACGAACCCTACCAGTGTTTGTTAGTGGTATTTTAGAAACATTTTTATACATTTCTATTTGTTCCTTTATATAAGCTAGAACAACCAAAACATCATTTTCACAGTATTTAAGCTCAATATCAGTTAATGAAGTTAATGAGTGACGAATTAAACTGTAATCCAAATCACCAACCATTTTTTTAACTTTATATTTAGTTAAGTTTTTAGCAGTATTTTCTAAACTAAATCCACTTAAAATATAGGAGTCTCTGAACTCAATACCCAAATCACATAAAGCCTTAATTGGTTTTCTATCATCAACAGCAAAAACATTTAACCAGTTGAAATTTTTCCGCATGAATTGGAACTCATAACCTAAATTGTGAACATAGGTTACTAATCTAAGTGATTCGGTCAATTCTAATTGTTGATTAACATTGTTTAAAAAAGTTTCTAATTGTTCCCAAGTCCTTCCGTAAAACACATCATTATCAAGACCAATGCCGAACATCCAAATATACATAAATGCTATTTTTTCATCACCATTCACATATGTACTAGTAGTTTCAATATCCAATGATGATTCAATATCATAAAAGGTTATTTTTTTATTGGTCTTAATTGTACTGATTGCAAGTTCTTTAAAATAATTAGGTGCTAATTCATCACAATAGATCATATTACTACCTTGTTAAAAACGTCCAATCACCAAAGGTTTCGTCTTTTCGTTCATCACCTTTAGCTAAAATTTGTGAGATTGTTTCAACTAATCCATCAACATCTGTTTCAGCACCTAAGTTTAACTTGTTTTCTTGGGTATAAGTGTTTATAACTTCCCAAATTTGATTGTAGCCAATAGCACTGGCTATATCTTCAACGGTTCTCAAGTATTGCTCAACCTTATCTGCTAAAGCAAAGAATGAACCCGCTTTAGCTTGTAACTGTTTCATGTTTGAGAACTTTATCCCTGTATTGGATGCTATCTCTCTCAAAGTACGGTTATAACCTCTTATAGTTGACGTTGTAGAGTTTAAAAACTTGTTTAACCTTGCCATTTCACTCTGAACCTCATTGAAAGATTTACCTTTAACACCAAAACGAACTTGACCATCTTTAAACCACTTATCGAAAGCAGGTGACGTTGTTAAGTTGGCGTTGGCTAGTCTATCGGTTCTCTTATTAGCTATTGCTGAAAGCCTTGATACCTCCCTTCTATAAGCTTTTTGATCGAAAGCATTAGCACCCTTCTTATTACTTACTGGTTTTTTACCACCTTTAATAAATCGACTAGATTTACCATAACTGAAAATAATGTCATTATTCGCCATTGTTAAGCACCTCTAAAGTTAAACCTTTCATAAAATAATATGTATCATCTAGTTTGTGACTTAGTTTTATATATAAGGCTAAGTGTTCCATATTTGTGCTTCTACCATTTTCAAAAGCAGATAATGCTTTAACTTTAACAGTTAAATCTTTCAACTTATAACCATTTATTAACCTATATTGACGACAATAATTACCAATCATAAAAAACACCTTATTACATTAAATGAATTTTAATTTTAACATTGTTCTAGTCTAATGACAATAGCAAGGTTTAAGCTTTTGTTTTGGGTTCGGTTTTGGTTTTGGTTTTGGTTTTGGTCA